GGAGTTGCAGTCATAGTACCTGCTCCTAATTCAGGTTTAACTATTGAGCAGATTGCAGCTAAGGATGTACCTGCTGGTAAGGAGTATCAGATTGTGGATGTCACAGATATTCCAGGTGATAGAACTTTTAGAAACGCATGGGAGTACGCATAATGCCTATTACTGTAAACCTAACTAAAGCTAAAGACATTGCTCACGACATGCGTAGAGTTAAGCGTGAGGAAGAGTTTAAGCCACACGATGATGTGATTGCTAAACAGATTCCTGGTGCTGACGCTACTGCTGCTGAGGAGTCTAGGGTAGCTATCAGAGCTAAGTATGAAACAGTACAAACAGATATTGATGCAGCTATTAATGAAGTAGAGTTGCGTAATGTTGTGGAGAATATGTAAATGTCTAAAGTTGTAATTCAGGGTAACGCTAGTGGGACAGGTAACTTCACCATTGCTGCCCCGAATAGCAATACTGACAGAACATTTAATTTACCTGATGCTACTGGTACGGTTGATAGACTAGAACGTGCTGGTAATGTACTGCAAGTTGTTCAAACTGTTAAGACAGATACGTTTAGCGTGACAGGCACAACATGGACAGATATTACAGGATATTCTGTAAACATTACTCCAAGCAGTAGTTCTAATAAAATTTTAGTTTTAGCAGACTTATCTCTAGGCACTGATTTTTTTTATACTTATGCAAGATTATTACGAGACTCTACTCCAATACACATAGGCGATACTGCTGGTGATAGACCATTACCAACAGCAACTACTGGTTGGTATGCTGGTACTAGTTATGACACTTACGGTTTAACTCAATCTTCTATTCAATATTTAGATAGTCCAGCAACTACTAGTCAAATAACTTATAAGTTTCAAATGCGACATTACAGTACAAACACTGGTTATTTAAATAGAACAGCTGCAGACAGAAATTCTACAATTTATGACCCAAGAACAGCCTCTACAATTACAGTTATGGAGATAGCAGGATGAATCATAAAGCTATTTACGCTCTTTATCCTAATGTACGTTGTATTGATGATACTGCTGGAGCTATGGATGCTGACGGTAATTCAGTTGCGATTGACATGGATGCAGTCAATGCTTGGGTTGATCCAGACGCATACAAGTTTAGTAGAGCATCAGAGTATCCAGCTATCGGTGACCAGTTAGATGCCTTGTTTCATGCTGGAGTATTTCCTGATGACATGGCTGCACAGATTCAAGCAGTTAAAGACAAATATCCAAAAGGTTAATTATGAGTACCATTGCAGTCAACGCAATTACAGATGCTAACGGTGGTAGCACTACATCGATCAATGGCACTACACCTAATGCGTACAACACAGTTGGCAAGAACTTAATCATCAACGGTGCGATGCAGATTGCACAGCGTGGTACGAGTGAAACTGGTATTACTACTTCTGGTTATAAAACGGTAGACAGATTTAAGCCAGGTATGGTTACTTTAGGTACTTGGACAAGCGAACAATCAACTGATGCTCCTGATGGATTTAGTAATTCATTTAAACATACTTGCACTACTGCTGATGCTAGTCCTGCTACTGGAGATATTTTTCAACTATGGACTGGATTAGAAGGACAAACATTACAACAATTAGCAAAAGGAACTACGTCTGCAAAATCAATAACTCTTTCTTTTTGGGTTAAGTGTAATAAAACAGGAACAGCACAAGTTAATGTAAGAGATTATGACAACAATAGAATGATTGGGAATACTTTTACAATTAATACTGCTGACACTTGGGAAAAGAAATCAATAACATTTGATGCAGATACGACTGGTACTTTAGATAATGATAATACTTTAGCATTAGGTATAGAGTGGAATTTAGATGCTGGAACTACTTTTACAAGTGGTGCAGTTCCTACTTCTTGGGAAACAACATCTACTGCTGATAGGGCTGCTGGAGTAACTTTAGCACTTGGAGATGCTACATCTAATTATTTTTCTATGACAGGAGTCCAACTAGAGGTAGGTGAGTCAGCTACTGAGTTTGAGCATAGACCTTATACTACTGAGTTGTCGTTGTGTCAAAGGTATTATTGGAGGCAATATTTTTCTGGTGCTAATGTAATTTATGATCGTGTTTATTGGAACGGTGCTGGCAACAACGCTATTTTTAATTTTCCGGCTCCTGCTGGTATGAGAATTAATGCGGCAACTGTTACTTGCAGTCCTACCACTAACGGAACAGGTGTAACTTTTACTTACCATCCACATGGTAACATAATCGTGTATAGAGTTAGTGCCTCTGGTGATAATTATTTGTATGCACAAGATTTATCTATAAATGCGGAGTTATAAATGTACAAATTAATTAATCAGGTTTTAAATCCAGATAACACTGTTGCAATACCAGCAATGGTAAAACGAACAACAGATAGTTCATTTATCCCATTTGACGAAGCAAACAGAGACTATCAAGAATACTTAGAGTGGTTGGCTGAGGGCAATACTCCAGAGGCTGCTGATGGCTAAGTTAAAGAAGGAACACGTTAGACCGATCCCTAAGCGATCTAAGATGAGTAAGCGTAAGAAGAAAGCACAGATCGCTAAAAAGAGTAGGAATCAGAAGAAACAGTTATTCAGATGAAGAACTTTGACCTAGCCACTTTATTAGCAGGAATCATACCAGTTATGCTGGCTGCTATGTGGTGGGTGATAAGTAATGTTAATGAGTTACGAGGTGACATCCAGTTGCTTCAAGCTAACATGATGATGTTGGTAGATCCACAGGGACAGATCATTCCTAGTCCTGGTAATGCTTTTGCAAGACAGGAACTAAAAGAAGAGATCATCGAAAGACTTGCAGATTTACACGTTAGATTAAGACTGATAGAGGAAAGCAATGCCCACAAAGAAGGACAGTAGACTAGCAAGAGCAGGTGTATCAGGTTACAACAAACCTAAGCGTACACCAAGCCACCCTACTAAGTCACACGTTGTTGTAGCTAAAGAAGGTGACAAGGTTAAGACTATTCGGTTTGGACAGCAAGGAGTTACTGGTGACAGACAACCTACTGCTAGACAAAAATCATTCAAGGCTCGTCATGCTAAGAATATAGCCAAAGGCAAGATGAGTGCAGCTTACTGGGCAGACAAGGTGAAATGGTAATGAAACAAGGATTATACGCAAACATCAATAAGCGCAAGAAGGCTGGTACTTCTCGTCCTAAATCTAAAAGCACTGTTAGTCCTGAGGCTTATGCCAACATGAAGAAGGGCTTTCCTAAAAAGAAAAAGAAGGCAAAGTAATGGATGACTTAAATAAACAGATAGGTAGGCTTGAGGCTAACGTAGAGCAACTACAGATGCAGATGGTAGAACTACGTCAGGATGTTAAAGATATGTCTGCTGTTGTCACCAAGTGGAAAGGTGCTGGTGCTTTACTGTTAATTCTTGGTGCATCGTTGGGGTGGTTAGTAGATGCTATTGCTAAAAGATTATAGAAAGTACTTGACTTTTCTAGCGTTTTGTGGTATAACGATGCTACAGGGATGCTCCGCTTTGAGTGCAGCAAAAGCTATATTACCAGGTAAATCTGGTACTAATGTTAATGCTAATGCTCAGGTAGGTAAAGAGAATACACAGCAACTCGTAGGTAAGCAAGAGAACACCAAGATTGAGGGTGAGAATGTTAATGTCAATCAGACAAAGAAAGAGACTGATACCAGCATTAACACATCAAAAGTAGATAGCCTAATACAGAATAACACAAATGTACCTTTATGGTATTTATTGTTGTTGGTATTAGGGTGGTTACTTCCTAGCCCACAAGAGATATGGAATGGGTTTGTCGGATCAATAGAAAGAATAATACATGGCTCGAACAATAAGCGTAGCAAAAACACTAGGACCAAGTAGTACTCCTGCTGCTAATATCAAGCAAGTATTGTTCACTGTTCCAGCAAAGAATACAGGTTTGTGGCTAGTTAAATATATTATTAGTCTTGATGGTAATGAGACACCTAAAGTTTATTGGTACGATTCTTCAGAAAATCAAGAGTATTTAGTGGTTGCAGGTAAAAACTTAGGTACGGGTGACAGTATTTTATTAGATGGTCAGGCTGCTGTTGCAATGCAAGAAAATGACGAGATTAGAATACAAAACTCAGGTACTACTCATTCTGTAACTTATTTAGCAACAATAGAACTAAGACCAGCAGAAGCAATACAATTTCATTCATAGGAGCTAATCAATGCCAGCATTTAAAACTTGTCCTACTTGTCCTTACCCAAAGAAGTGTAAAGCTGCTGGTAAGTGTTTACGAAAATCTATGAGAAAGACAAAGAAGTAATGCCTCTAAAGAAAGGTAAGAAGAACGTAGGTTCTAACATCAAGAAGCTAAAGAAGGAAGGCTACCCACAGAAACAAGCGGTAGCTATTGCCTTATCTACAGCTAGGAAGAAGAAGAAATGAACTACTTAGAACTTGTCAATGACGTGCTAGTAAGGCTTAGAGAAAGCGAAGTAACTGCTGTTACTGACACACCTTACTCTAAACTTATTGGTAAGTTCGTTAATGATGCAAAGAGAATTGTAGAAGATAGTTTTCAATGGAATGTACTGACAGAAACATTGACAGTTACTACTGCTAATGATCTGTTTAACTATGTACTAACTGGAGCAGGTCAACGGTTCAGGGTCATGGATGTTGTACATTCTGAAGATGATTTCTTTTTAAAGCCTGTGACATCTAGCACTATGAACAACTGGTTGCTTAATGCACAAGGTACTAAAGGTTCTCCAACACATTACAACTTTAACGGTGTTAATGTTAACGGAGACACACAAGTAGATTTGTATCCTATTCCTGATGGTGTCTATAACATTTTCTTTAACATTTTTAAGCCACAAGATGCTTTGGTGTCTAACGCAACAAAGTTACTTGTTCCGTCAGAACCAGTAATTAAGTATGCTTATGCGTTTGCTGTAGCAGAGCGTGGTGAAGATGGTGGACTAGCAGCACAAGAAGCTACTGCACTAGCAGATCAGTCACTAGCAGATCACATTGCTATGGCTAGTAGCAGACAAAACGATGAATACATTTGGGATGCTGTTTAATGGCTAAACCTCTCCAGACATCTACAATATCAGCACCAGGTTTTCTTGGTGTTAATACACAAGAAAGCAGTGTTGATCTTGCGTCTGGTTATGCACTAGAAGCATATAACTGTGTCATAGATAAGTTTGGTCGTATTGGTGCTAGACGAGGATGGCAGAAACAAAATGCTTCTGCTAATGCAGACTTATTAACAAACGATATTGAGTTCTTATTTGAGTTACCAGAAACATCTACTGTACTAGCAGGAGGTAATAATAAGTTATTTAGTTTTGCTAGTGGAACGATAACAACTGAGTCAGTGTATGACAATGCAGGAACGTCTACGATCAGTTATACAATATCAGGTAATGATTGGTCAGCATCTAGCATTGTGTACGGTGAAGGACCAGACATTAGTCCTCATGCCTATGTATGTCAAGCAGGTCATGCACCTTTAGTTTATCACAAG